GATTTTGGGGGCATTACTAGGGGTTGTGTGCCACTTCGCCAACTGGTTTTTTTTCTCTTGATTTCTCTACAGTTTCCCCCCTACAATCGCAGATCCCACAACTCTAGTATGCTGCTCAAGTGTGCCATCCTGTTCACATTTAAGATGCCATCTTGTCATCTCGATAACACCATCACGAGTGGCACCAGTCAACATTTTTCGTCCTTGTTTTGTTGTTGTAGAGTATAGTCCAAACCGAGTTTTCCAAACATAAAATACATCATCAATGAGTTCAGAATCTTCTGGAATTTCATTGATTGCCTCGCGTTGTTGTGCAGTTTCCAGCATTTCTTCGTGCGTCACCATACCTCCGTCCAACGTTTGTGGTTTGATTTAGTTATGCGACCTTCTGCCAACATGTTATCACAAACTCGGCAAAAGACCTGGAATTTCTCATATCGTGTGAGAGTATCTGCCCCATCACATTGTGACATGATCTTGATCATTTTTGCTTTGGAAGTAATCATCAAACCAACTCCTGTTGTTGTTGAACAAATTGCTCTTCTGCAACTTCATCTACACATTCTTGAATGACTTGGTAGATGTAATCAATGTTGCCAACATCATCGAAGACACGTTCAACCAGTTCAGGATTGTCAAGTGCAAAGTAATCAAATTCTCCGTCTTCATCGACCCGATAAATGTCCTCTTTGGTGTAAATCCATGCTGCACATTGTGCATCTTCACCCTGATCTGCGATCATTCTATTCAGTTTGTCCTGAAGTTGTTTGAGAGTGTAGTTCATGAATCAATAGGAATTGTCTTGATCTTCCTCAAAGAATGAAGCAACAAAGGCAATCACTGGAAGAAGAATGATTGCCGCCATGATGTAAAGCATCAGAAGGGATTGTCCCAGGTTTCATACTGTTTCATGGTGATATATCCTTCCTTGCATAACATATCGGTGAAATAAGACCAATCTTCACGCTTTGCGATTGTGTCGTTTTTGAGTCTAGGATTCTGCTGTGTTGTGACTTTCCAGTTGTAACGAAACTGAGAAAGTGCTTGGGCTTTGGTAACTCGCATTTGTTGATTGTAGAGGTGTTGTTTGATAAGAGACATGGAAATCAGCAGTAGAGTGGCATATACTCAGACTGAGGCATTTTGTCGGTGTTGTAGTCAGTTACCTCAGCACCTTTAGCAATACGAGATGCCCACTCATGTTTGGCGTCAATCATACCCACAACGCTGTAGGATTTCTGACCAGTAGCACGAAAAGTAACACGCTTAACGAAACGTTTGATGACAACTTTCATGCCTTTGATGTCATCTGCCTCAGCAATAAATGCCTCAGGGAAGAAGTCAACAATGGTGGCGGAGTTGGTGAGTTGCATTTGCTCTCGTTTCTTTGACTCTTATACAATACACGATTTTGAGGCGTCTACAAGCGCCTGTGTGCCACTTTGACGGGTGGCACGAGGGTTTTATTCACTCTTGCGCCAATCTTTCCTCATAGACTGATAAACAGGGTTGTACGCTACGATGTCACGAACCTTCTTGAAGATCTGTGCTGATTCTGCATACTTACTGGTGGCATGGTCGTTCTCTTGTGGCAGCACATCTTTCGTGCCTTTCTTATACTTTCTGCCACTGTTGTGGTTAGCATAACGTCGCGCCCTGGTGAAACCCATCTCCAGAAACTTGCGGCACATGTCCATACCAACGAAGTCTTTTTTGTCCCTGTAATCTAGATACATTGCAAAAATCTTGTTACTAGATTTTACGGCAATATCAGGGGTTCTGAATCTCCAATGAGCACAAATGTCGTCTGTATAAGGGCGAACCAATAAAACCCCTTGCTCGCCTCTTCCAATACGATAAAGTTTGCGAGTCTCTGCATCTGTGAAATCAAGAGATTTGTAGTCCAATTCATAATCAAACTCTTTCATTGGAAAAATGCCTCAAGTCCCTTATATTTGATGGGCATTGCTGTTAGTGGGCGTGTGGAGTTAATGTCAACAATAGCCCCGATCTTTTTGGAATTGATTGGTGCGAAGTATTGTCGTTTCTTTGTGTTGTAAAACCCCCAGATGGTGCTGACTTTATCGCCATTATTGTAATTGTAATGGTTAAGATGGTCACACCAAATGCTAATAACATTTGCCCTAAACTGGGCGGTTCGGTATCTAAATCCTGTGGGTGCTTCATGAATAAAATCGGATGGAAGTTCAGTCATTAGTTAGCAGTGGCAAATCGTCCGTTGTTGAAGTTAGCACGGGAGAACTGTTGACGGTCAACAATCTTGAACGTACCATAGCAGTTCTTGACAACAATGCCCTCATGTTTGGCAAGTTCGTCACCAATCAGACAGACACACATCTCGCGAGCAAAGTATGACTCTGCTGCCACATTCTTCATCGTGATGATGAGATTGTAGAGGGCAAACAATTTCCAGTCAATACCAGTGTCATCGGCAAGATCGAAGACGTTGAGTTCTTTACCCTCACGAATGTAGGAGTTGATTGTCTTCTTGACATTTGCCTTTGCAACCTTAGTTTTGAACTCAGGGAAGTCAATATCTTCCATCAAGTATCGTGCATGGTTAGCATATACTTTGAGGAAGTTGTTTGACGGTTGAATGTAACTTGCATTGACAGACAAGAACTTGACATCATTGCAGTGCCAAACAGCATTGTAAGGTTCAGAAACTGCGGTCGCAATCGTGTCGCCACGGTATTGCGTATGAAGAGCAAATACGATCTGCTCATCAATAGGTTTCAGAAACTTGTAAGTGATAGTATTGGGAGTGATTGCAACGTTGCCGTTACCAACACCCATGAAATCTCCCTGAAAAATACCATTGACCTTGGGAAGATACATCAGGCAAAGAGTCAACACATTGCGAAGATTCTCTGATTCGTGGTTGGCACGAATGTCATCCACGGTATAGTTGATCTTAGGAGTTTTCTTGTTGAATACACTTTTAGTGCCAACAAAAAACTTACCGTTCTCAGGATTCGTACCAAATACAACGGCGGGAGCACCATCGTACTTCACAGATGCCATGTTGCCAGCATCACCCTCGTAGATAAACTCTAGAAAGTTGATGACATTTAGAGCAGCATCCTTGCCGTCAAGGATGAGATCTTCGGGGTGTTCGATGTGTGTGTTTTTCATACTAGTATAATGGCACAGGATGGGGCAGAAATCAAGCGATAGTGTGCAGTTCGCTGACTGTCACATCAGCGGCGAACAACACTATCAAGCATCTCACCTTTTTCAAAGACAGTATCAACAACCGTCTGCAATGCTCGCGCAGTAGCAACACCAACGTTTGAATATACGGGCACAACACAGAGCCCATAGGTCTTAGATTCTGCACCAAGACGCAACACACGACCGATAGTCTGAGTCATCTCAATGACATCCATGTTACGCATGAAGATGACAGTTTCCAATTCACTGACGTTGATACCTTCAGACAAAATAGAGCGGTGAAGAACAACAAACTTTTTCTCAGGATCTTTGCCCCAGGAGTTCAAAGTGTTGAAGAACTCTTCACGATTGACTTTCTTACCATCAACAACTGCACCAGTCTTGGATGTGATATAGAGGTAAGAATAACCACGCTTGATGAGTTGAGTGGCAAAATCAGTTGCTGCCATCAAGTTCATAAGTTGCTTGCTAGTCTTCACACAAACAAGAATCTTCTTGGTGTCAGTCTCTTCGATTGTGTCAATCACATTCTCAGCATCAGTCTCGCACGAAATCATCCGTGCATTCTTGTGCATATCAAACTTCTTTGCTTGAATACGAGGGGGAATGATGTATCCACCTTGAACCAACTCAGGGGCAGAAACTCGTGCAATAATTTGACCATAGACACGCTCATCATTCATGCCTGGTTTGTTGATAGTGACCGAAGTTTTGCGAGTTGCAGTAAAGAAGTAGCAACGATCTGCATTGTAGCTGAAGTGCTCAGTCGCAGGGAAAAAGTTACGCTTGACGCTGTTATGTGCCTCGTCAAAATAGATCGTGTTGACCTCAATATCTGCCTGCATCACACGCTCAAGCGAATTGTAGGTGGTGAAGATGATAACGTTCTCACCAGCAGTACGAGCACAATTAGCAAACATGTGGATCTTGTCTGCTTTTGTAGTGCTGAAGTGATGAGTTTCACCACTATGAACGTGCATGATGTGAGTGTGACTAGCATCAATCATCTCCATAAACTCGCTGCAAAGTTGTTCAGCAAGGAGGATACGGGGAGCAACAACAACTGTAGTGGTGCCGTTGTTGACAGAATCAAGTGTGGTGATGGTATCTTGAATCATGCACATGGTTTTGCCACCACCAGTGGGGACAATCACCTGACCTTTGTTGTAACGAACCATGCGCTCAGTGATGTGCTGCTGGTGACGACGGAGAGTGATAGTCAAGCGCGTGATTTGAATCGATGAATGTAATATAAACGAAAACAGCACCCCTGTCAAGGATGCTGTGCAGGTTATTCAACTGTCACACTGTATCAGTTTGAGTCCATAATATCTGAGTATTCACCATCATCGATAGATTTCACGAACGATGGTAACAACTGCGGGGAGATTTCCTCAGCATAGTATAAGAACAGATCCTCGTCTTCAAAGAAGTCTTCGTGGAAATCATCGTCCTTAATTTGCTTCAACTCCTCCATATTTTGCTCAACTGATTGTGCATTGACGTAAGATTCAACAAACTTTGATACAAACTCATCCAAAAGAACTGGATAGTTATGCAGTTGAATCTTCAGACGTTCGTATAACTTTGCCCTGATTGGATCTTTCTTAAGAAAGTCAGGCAAAGAATAGGGAGATTCTTCACTCCAAGTCTCAGCATCATTTGCCTCTTCTTGTTGCTGATAGATCTCATTTTGCTCCTCTTCAGATAGAGAAATGAGTTCATCATCTTTCAGGGGAATAGAATCAACACTTACAACTTCGCTCTCGCGGAAGTCATCAAACTCATCAAATCCTTCCTCGTAAGTAGGATCATTGTACTTAGGATCTTCACTCATTGACTTCTTCCTCAGTGTATTGTTCAGAGACTGCTTCACTTTCAACGTCAACATCTACGTCAGCAGCATCAACATCCTCGCCTTCTTCGCCCATCGAAGCTTCTGCTTTGTCCTCCATTTCTTCCAGTTCTTTCTCATCAACTGGGGTGAATGGAATCTGACAAATTTCACACAACTCTTTCAACGTATCGTTGTCATAAATGTGTGCAATCTCTTTACGGAGATCATCAGCAGAATCGCCAACAAAACTGTCCAGCATCATATCATACGCGAACTTATACAGTTCTTGTTCATCCATGCTTTCCAGAACTTTCACAGCATAAGCACCGCTCAGTTTGGCAAATTGGTCATCAGTGTATGTCATTGGGAGGTCAAATTGATGTTGAAAAGTGTAACTTATGTATGTGACAAAACCTTCCAGTTGCTGTCACTTTGTTCGGTAATCCAGAAAAAGTATTTACCATTGAATGAACGTAGGAACATTCTATTCTGTCCGAAAGATTCCTGTGTATGTTCTACCACACAGACAGAAATCTCATCCATTTCATTAGCAAAGCGGTTTTTTGCCTTGCGTGAGATGGGTTCAACTTCGACAATCATAACAGCAATGTCACTTCCTTGTCATCTTAGCAATAAATTTGTGTGCTGACTCCTTAGTGCGACACTTCTTCAACTGGACACACATACCATCCTTGTTTGGTCCTAACACCATGAATTGTTTGCTACATGCAATCGGCACAGCAGCATAGTTTCCACAGTTGGAATAGAAACCCTGAGGTTGTTGCTCAGGGTCAAGAATATAGAAGTTTGGAAGATACTTCAAGAATACGCAGCAGGATACAGTTCATCGAGAATCTTGTGACATTTCTTGTATGTTTCCATGTCATGAATGTGTTGCTTTTGGTAACTCCTAACAGCAGAAAAGATCAGTTGATTCTGTCGCTGATAGTCTTCCTTGAATCGTGCAAAGTTTCGGCACCCACATTTGGGGTAGTCACCATAAACTTCCTTGTACGCTTCATTGACATTCTTCATCACAGTTTTTGTTCTTGTTGTAAAGTTTGCGGACTTTTTTGAGTTCTTTCAACTCATACTTGATGTTAGCATATGCAGTTTCAGCATCAAGTTTCTTTGCCATTTCCATGGCACAGATCATACTAACACGAGTTCCAAATAATTGGATCGCTTTATCGTAGCAGTCTTGTTCTTCGTACATGTTATGCTGTAGATTGTCGAAGGTTACGCACAGATTTAATTATACCACCATCAAAGTGAACACGCAACATAGGATAAGGAGCATACTTACAATCCCATTTTGATGGGTAAACAGTGATTGTGTCAAAAAGATTCACGGCTCTGACTCTACCATGATTGCCATTGGGAGTGTGCTTTAACAGCGGAAAGGTTGATTCAGTATTCTCTGACCAATCTTGTGTCCCAGCATAATCAATCTCATACAGTTGTCCTGCTGGTGAGATCCAATACTGGGAACAATAACAGTTAAGATCTTTGGTTTGTAACTCCCTATTGTAGAACCCAGGTCCAAGGTCGTAGGAGCACTTAATAGTGTCATATAATCCCATAGTTTTCCTTGAACCTCAACAAAGGTAGTTTAGTCATGATTTGAATGTTTGTCAATACTGTGTTAAGAATTGTTGACGCAGTTGTACTTCGTTACTGAATGCTTCCTGCTCCCATGGTTCATCTTCATAGGCAGTATCAGGGTCGATAAGTTTACCGTGCCAGTAGTTTTTGCCACGACGTTCTTTACGATCACTGACCAACCATTGCTTGAGATGTAACAGTTCGTGCATCAATGTGCTGATGTAGTCTTCTCTTTCAAGACCAGAGTGCAGTTCAATGAGAAACTCACGCGGACGATATGTGCTGTCCGTGACACTACAAGCACCGTGAAGTCCTTCTCTCAGAAGACCACGAACTACAATATCTAGGTCAAACTTGTACCGATTAAGTTTGTGCTCAGTGACAAACCATTCCACAGCAGATCTTGTGATTCGTTTGTAACCAGAATGGTCTGCAATCGAGAGGGAATAAGACATAGCCAGTGAAGAAACCAGACACCAGAAATAACAAATAGGAGTTTCATGTGGTCTAGGTGGTGTCGCTCATGAAC